TTCTTCGTTTCCCTTACTACAGCTCAGCTCGGGCTGTTGTTGGTTACAAAGAGCGTGATCAGAAAAAGACCTTTCGCTGGGTCGGTACTAACACTGAACATCAGCTATTCGGGCAACAGCTCTGGGGGTCTGGTAAGTCCATTGTAATTACAGAAGGCGAGATTGACTGTCTCTCCGTCTATCAAACCAGGCCCACTTGGCCGGTCGTCAGTGTCCCCAATGGGGCCGCTGCTGCAGCCAAGGACCTGAGGCATCAGCTCAAGTGGTTGATGGGCTTTGAAGAGATCATCCTGATGCTGGATGGGGATGAGGCGGGCACCAGGGCGGCACAAGAATGTGCCCAACTGTTTCCACCTGATCGGGTTTATCTAGCTGCTCTAGGGGCCTACAAGGATGCCTCCGAGGCTCTGCAAGCAAGCGATGGTGATGCCATCAGGCAAGCCATCTACAACAAACGGGCCTACACACCCCAGACCATCATTGATGGGCGGGAGTTGTTTGAGCTGGTCAGCACCCCCCTGCATGGCAAGGATGCGGACTACCCCTACTCAGGACTGAACACCCTGACCACAGGACTGAGGCGGGGTGAGCTGGTCACCATCACCGCTGGCTCTGGCATTGGCAAGAGCACCTTCTGCGGGGAGATTGCCATGTCCCTGGTGGATCAGGGGCATTCGGTGGGCTACATCGCCCTGGAGGAATCCGTCAAACGGACAGCCCTCCGGCTGATGACGGTCAAAGCTAACAAGCCTCTGCATCTCAACAACGAGATCCCCCTCGATGACCTGCAGGCCAGCTTTGACGCCTCTCTGGGTTCAGGGCTGATTTACCTGCGAGATGGTTTTGGCTCCGTAGATCCTGATGTGATCCTCAATGACATCCGCTTCATGGTCAAAGCCAAGGGCGTGTCGTGGGTCATCCTCGATCACCTCAGCATCTTGTTGTCTGGTAACGCATCAGACGATGAGCGCAAGCTGATTGATGTGACGATGACCAAACTGCGCTCCTTTGTTGAAGAGACAAAGATCGGTCTGCTGTTGGTCTCCCACCTACGCCGCTCTCATAACGACAAGGGTCATGAGGACGGAGCAGCCGTATCAATGGGCCAGCTCAGGGGTAGTCACAGCATCGCTCAGCTATCGGACATCGTAATAGCCCTACAACGGTCCATCACGGCTGGAGACAACATCTCCGAGCTGGTTGTACTCAAGAACAGATTCAACGGCCTTGCAGGGCCTGCTGGGCTGCTCTCCTTTGACAAGGAGACGGGGCGACTGAAAGAAGCATCATCACCAACCAAACAATCCGCACCCATTACCTATGACGACTTTTGAGGGCATCCCTTACAAGTTGGTGTTCTTCAAGAAGCAGGAATGCAATCCCTGCAAAGTAACAGAAGAAAGCCTGAACACTGTCTTGAAGCAACAGCCTGAGCTGGGATCAATTGTGCACATCATGCAAAAGGAGTTCCACTCAGCGCTGGTGCACAGCTACGACCTCCAGACCTATCCAACAGTCTTGATTCTGGACAAGAACGGTGACGAAGTGGCAAGGCGTGTAGGGGCACGGCTGCTGCCACAGGAGTGGTGGGAAAAGGCCTTGACGTACATCCATGACTTTCGCCTGCGCAACAACATATGAGACTTGTCTTTGACGTTGAAACAGATGGCCTCCTCAGGGACCTCTCCTGTGTTCACTGCCTGGTCACCCATGACCTGGATACAGGCGAAACCTTGAAGTATGACGACAGTGGAGAACGAGAGTCAGTCACGACTGGGATCAACATCCTGGCTGAGGCTGATGAGCTCTGGGGACACAACATCGTTGGCTATGACTTTGAAGCCATAAAAGAGATCTACCCCTTCTTCAATCCACAGCAGCAGGTGTACGACACACTGATCCTCTCAAGGCTGTTCTTCATGGACATGCTGGATCGGGACTTTAGAAGCAAACCAGCCAACATGCCAGCCCAGCTCTATGGGAGACACTCCTTGGAGTCTTGGGGCTACAGGCTAGGGGTATTGAAAAGTGAGTACGGCAAGCAACTCAAAGGTGACTGGTCAACCTACACACCTGAGATGCTGGAGTACTGCGTCCAAGACGTGGAGGTCTCCGTAGCCCTCAGCAGGCTCTTTGAGCCCAAGCTGAAGGAGTACGAACAGTGCATCACAACAGAACATGAGCTGGCCAAGCTGATGTCCTGGCAAGAGCGGGCGGGCTACCCCTTTGACCTGAAGAAGGCCCACAACCTGGAAGGAAGATTAAGGTCAGAACTTGAAACGCTCTCCGAAGAGATGCGGTCCACATTTCTATTTGTGGATGGAGGTGAGTTCACACCATTACGCCCCAACAAAACAAGAGGGTATGTAACTGGTGCAACATTCTGCCGCCTCAAAGAGTTCAACCCGACTTCCAGACAGCACATAGCCTGGGCCTTCAAACAATTTAGGGGCTGGAAGCCAGAAGAGTTTACGGACACTGGTGTTCCCAAAATCGATGAAGATGTGTTGGTCAACCTTGGTACGAAAGAGTCCAAGAAATTCGCCCGAATCCTGGAACTACAGAAACACCTGGGTCAATTGAGCGAAGGGCAGAACGCCTGGCTAAAGAAGGTGGAGAAAGACGGAAGGATTCATCACTCCTGCGTCTTGAACACCAACACAGGCAGGATGGCCCACATGAAGCCAAACCTGGCTCAGGTTCCGTCAGCTCATGACTACAGAGAGCTGTTTGTTCCAGGACCCAAGAGGGCGCAGGTTGGTGCTGATGCCAGTGGCCTAGAGCTGAGATGCCTTGCCCACTATCTAGCCAGATTTGATGGTGGGAAGTTTGGCAAGGAAGTTGTGGAGGGAGACATCCACACGGCGCTGGCAGAGATCTACGGCACTGACAGGAAGACGGGCAAGGGCGTGACCTATTGCTTGATCTACGGGGGTGGGGACATGAAGCTGGGTCTGACGGCAGGTGCCAGCAAGGACAGAGCCATAAGCAAGGGGAAAGAGATCCGCAAACGGATCATGTCTGACCTTGACGGCTTTGGTCAGCTCACAGAGGCCATTCAAGAAAAGGCCAAGTCAGGGGTCATCAAAGGCCTGGACGGCAGGCCAATTCGATTGCAAGGTAAAAGCCACGCTGCATTGAACTACCTTCTGCAGTCAGCAGGAGCAATCATCTGCAAGCGATGGGTGATCCGCAGCAACGAGTTGCTCAAAGAAGCGGGTATTGATTATTGGCCGTTGGCATTTGTACACGACGAGATGCAGTTATCAGTGGACCCAGCGCAAGCGGAACAGGCCGCCTTCTTAATTACATGTGCAATGAAGGATGTTGAATCAGCTATCTCTTTTCGATGTAAACTGGACTCAGAATATAAGATCGGGGCAAGCTGGGCAGACACCCACTAAAAAGTGTAGAAAGTGTGGAGAGCATAAGGCCTTAGCTGAGTTCCCCTATTTCTCCACATCAACAGCCGGTCGAAAGAACACGTGTAAGACGTGCAGCAATGATCTACGCATCGTCAGAGATCGACTCCGAAAGCAGAACCCAACACCAGCACCAGGCAACTGCCCGGCGTGTGGTCGGCACACAGAAAGCTGGGTACTTGACCACTGCCATCATTCCAATACCTTTCGGGGCTATGTCTGTGACTCATGCAACCTTGGGTTTGGCAAGTTCGACGATGATCCAGCACTCATGATGACCGCCATTCATTACCTAATCAATTCCACTCAACCAAGTGAAACCACCAAAGTTATTAGTTGACTGTGACTTCTTTGTGTATCGAGCTGCCTCCGCAACGGAGGAGGAACACGAGTACAACGAAGAGCTGACTGTCATTGTTGGCAACTTCACGGAAGCCAAAAGGATCGTCAGGTCCGAGCTGAAGAACCTTCAAGAAAGGTTTGACAGCAAGGACATCTTGCTTGCCTTCACCGATAGGGTGAACTTTAGAAAGCAGATCGAACCAACCTACAAGGGAAACCGTATCAAGCGAAAACCTGCAGGCTACCTGAAGCTCAAAGAGTGGGCGATGTCTGAGTACGAATCAGTCATGAAGCCTGGTCTGGAAGCAGATGATGTGATTGGCATTCTCTCAACGAATCAAAGCTTTGAGAGCTTCGTTGTGATCAGTCCAGACAAGGACATGGAACAACTTCCTGTGAGACTGTACAACCTCAAAGAAGAATTTAGTCAGAGCCCCGAAGCGGCTCGTAGAAAGCTCTTTGAGCAGTGCTTGACAGGTGATCAGACCGACGGCTATGGGGGTTGCCCAGGTGTGGGTCCGAAGAAAGCCGACCTGATCCTCAACAAGGTTAAAGGAGGAGATTACTGGCCTGCAGTTGTCGAAACCTACCAAGCCGCAGGCAAAACAACAGAGGATGCACTTAAGACCCTTCGTCTTGCACGAATCCTGCAAGCATCTGACTGGGATTCGGACAAACAGGAGCCGATACTCATTACTCCATGAACATCACATACATAACAATCACAGCGGTCGTAGCTGGGCTAATAATCCTTGACTTCAACTTTGTTCACTTCTTTGACCTTCAATTGAAGAGACTCTGGCTGGAGGTAAGGAAAGTTCCAATGAGGCTAAAGCTGGAATGGGATATTTACTTCATGAAAACTGACATGAAGAAGTACATGAGGATGGCGGAAGAACTCAGAAAGGAGCTTGGCATAGATGAAGCTGACTGATAAAGAGTTGACCTTGATCAGGAACACGCTGTACGCACGACGGATGTATGCCCCCTATGGCGAGACGGTGTGGAAGCCATACATGCAATCCTTGCTCCAAAAGATTGAAGACGAACTAATCGACTCACCACCCTACACCAAACATGAGCAAGTACTCACCTGACCACTATCAGCGAGGAAGCATAGAGGTCTGGAATTTTATCGCTGATCAAAAGCTGGACTACTTTTTGGGCAATGTAGTCAAGTACATCTGCCGAGCAGGTCACAAACAATACGAAGAGGAGATTGATGACTTGCTAAAAGCCAAAGCCTACATCGACAAAAAGATCCAACTTGTTTCTGGCTCCCGGAACCGATAATGACTGACCTCTCCCCCGCCGCTGAGGCAGTGCTAAATGCTTACGAAAACTCGCCTAGAAATGGGTTTTGCCTAGGAGAACAAAAGGCCCTAGCCGCCGCCCTGCGAGCTGCTGCTGATCAGGCGGCACCATTTTCAACCAACCTCAGGCAAAACCAAATCCATCAACATCTCTGCACCATCGCCGTCGAGCTTGAGGAAGTAAATGACTAACACACCTGACCTCCTGGGCCAAGCCCTTCAATTCCGGCTGGCTATGAATCAGCCGACATCACACTTTAGCTCAGACGTTCTTGACATTCAATCAGATCTCATATTTGAAGAGAGCAACGAGTTCTTCTATGCATACGACAAATGCACTGAGGATCTTTCAAACCTTAGGGCTAGAGAGGATGCCCTTAAAGAACTTGCGGACCTTGTGTACGTTTGCTTCCAGTTTGCTGCTGCTGCTGGGTGGGAACTCGACGAAGCTCTGGCAAGAGTACATCGAAGCAATATGTCCAAGCTCGTAGATGGAAAGCCAGTCAAGGATGAGCGAGGCAAGGTGCTTAAGGGTCCAAACTACGAACCACCATTTCTAGAAGATTTAATCTAATGACATCAACTGCCGAAACAATTGCCCGAACGGGCCGTGTTCAGTCCTGGATTGATAATCCAGAGGCCCGCCTTCCCGTTAGCTGCACAGTGTTTGTGGTTGATGACTCGATGGAGGGTCCAAATGGAATTGAAGCCAGTTGGAGGTTTGTATCCCATGCACTGCGCTATGGAGCAGGCGTAGCCGTACACCTATCAAAGCTCCGCCCTAAGGGCTACGAGAACGGCAAGGGTCTTGTGTCCAGCGGTCCAGTTTCCTTTGGAAAGATCTACTCATCATTGAATGAGATCCTCAGAAGGGGCGGAGTGTACAAGAATGGTGCATGTGTCCTGCACCTTGATATTGACCACCCAGATGTTCTGGATTTTGTCAATGTGTCAAGAGCAGAACTGCCTTGGGTCAAGCGTTGTATCAACGTAGACCATGAGAAGTGGGATGCTACAGATGAAGTGGTTCAGCAATCAATCCTTCGTGGCATACATAGCGGTGATATTTGGCTAACAAAGATCCGCCATGACAATAAAGGAAATCGGATCTACGGCAATGTCTGCCTGGAAGTGTTTCTCCCCTCTCGGGGGACCTGCCTACTACAGCACATTAACTTAGGCGCCTGTGAAGTTGGTGATATTGCTCCAGCGTTTGTTGCTGGAATGTCGGAGCTGTGCTCCCTTCATGCTCGTACTGGCGTTGGAATGAGCGGGGAGTACCTAAGCCCTGAAGATGACCGACAGGTTGGATTGGGTATCCTGGGGCTGGCAAATCTGCTGAGACGTTATGGAATCACCTACGAAGACTTTGGGGTGGCATTGGAAGATGTCGCCACCAATGAATACGAAGGAGAGTACAACTCAGCCTACGTCCTGGCCCGTGAGCTGAGGAACGGGATTGAGCAGGCAGCACAGGTAGCAAAAGCCAACAACATGGATAGGGCCTTTGCCATTGCTCCGACAGCCTCATGCAGCTACCGCTACACAGATCTGGATGGGTACACATGCTGTCCAGAGATAGCACCACCGATTGCCCGAGAAGTCGATAGAGATTCAGGGACTTTTGGTGTGCAGAGTTTTGACTACGGTCCGGTGGAGATTGCAGCAGAGGTCGGCTGGAAGGCCTACAAGTCCGTTGCTGATGGCATCTTGAGATTGCTTGACTCTACGGGTCTGCTGCACGGGTACAGTTTTAATAGCTGGTCTGATGTTGTCACCTATGACAACGCATTCATTCAAGAGTGGCTTGAGTCACCTCAGACCTCTCTTTATTACGCCCTCCAAGTCATGCCTGACACTCTCCGCAAGGATGATGCAGCAGCAATCTTGGATGACGACTACAAGGAAATCTTCTCATTTGCAGAAGATGATGAGTTCTGTGTATCTTGCGCCGAGTAATGTCGAAGTATTTAGAAGTAGTAGCTAGAAAACGTAAATGGACTCCAGTCGCTGTTGACAAAGGAGAAGTAGCCCCAGGATCAGAAGCAACCCTGCAGCGAGCCCTGGCACTTCGCTGCCTGGAACTTCCTGTCAAGTCATTCCTCCAACAAGGTCTGGACAAAGAACTCCCCAACAAACCTGGAGTAATCGAAGCACTGATGTCCAATCAGGCAGACGAGGATAAACATGATCTGGGTCTGAACTATGTTATTGCTGCTCATGGTAGTGATGCAAAGGCAGAGAAAGAAGCACAACGGATTAAACAGGCATGGCTGGATGCCCCTGAGCATCCAATCCTTAAAGCCTCCATCTTGGAAAGGTCTGTCTTCTTTGTTCTGCTCCCGTTCTTCCGGTTCAACGGGGATGTAGGCATCAGGACCCTGGCAGCAGACATTAGCCGTGATGAGCAAACCCACGTTGCCATTCACGGCATGGTCTGCCACGACCTGGGAATTAAATCAACAGAGAACCTGAATCGTCTTCGCCGGGCCACTGTGGCATGGGTGATGGATGAGCTGGTCAGTAGTGAAAACAAATGGCTAGATAAGGACTTCTGGATTAAGCAGTCTGATTCTCTTTATCTGAAAGGTAAAGCCGAAGGCCTAGCCGAAACACAACGAGCAAGGATGCCAGCCTTCTTTGAGGCATCAAACGTCAACCTCCCAGCATATGGATGAACTCTCCGCAAAGGATGTGTTTGAGGGAGATCAAGTTTTGGAGAAAATCATCGAAGAACTTGACTCCCTTTTTCCATCCTTCCTGCCCACACCAATAAGCACCATCTCCGAGATCATGTTTCGTTCAGGACAAAGATCCGTTGTTGAATACCTCCTACAAAAGCTAGAAAACTAACAATGTGTACACCTTCTATGCCATCGATGCCAGAGATGCCAGCTCCAGCACCTCTGCCCAAACCTGAACCGCTTCCCACACCTCAGCAGGCACCAACCCCTCCCGTGATGGCCCCTCAGCCCCAGGCTGTTGCCCCCACCCCTGCAGCTCCACTTCCCCCGATGTTTGATCGGGTGGATCCCCAGGCACCCCCTCCGACCCTGGTACAAGGACAGATGGCAGGCCAAGACAACGCCATCGTCAAGCGCCGCAAGTCACAACGCCAAGAGCTGCAACAGGCCAGTGGCGGCACCTCTGCGCTGAGGATTCCCCTGGGTGGTCAAGAAGCAATTGGATCCACACCCACCGGATCAACTGGGTCCACAGGACTCAACATTCCTAAGTAGAAATGAAAGAACAAGCCCAAGCCCGTTATCAGTTTCTGGCAACGGATAGGCAGACCTTTCTGGATGCTGGACGAGAAGCAGCCCGCCTGACCCTTCCCTATCTTCTGACAGAAGAGGGGTTGGCAACTGGCGGACCGCTGATCGTTCCCTGGCAATCAGTAGGGGCTAAGGGCGTCAACGTGCTGGCATCAAAGCTGATGCTTAGCCTCTTCCCAGTCAACACCAGCTTCTTTAAGCTGCAGATCAATGATGCAGAGGTGGCCTCCATTCCAGAGGTTACCCCACAGATTCGCTCTGAGATTGATCTCTCTTTGGCAAAGATGGAGAGAATGATCATGCAACAGATTGCAGAGTCATCCGACAGGATCATTCTGCATACAGCGATGAAGCATCTGATCGTCACCGGCAATGCTCTTGTATTTGCAGGGAAGAAAGCCCTTCGTGTCTATCCGTTAGACCGATATGTTATTAACAGGGACGGAGATGGTAACCCCATCGAAATCTTAACTAGAGAGATCATTCACAGGTCACTCTTGCCAAAAGAGTTTCAGAAGCCCCTACTGGATGAACAGGATTCCAACTCTCCTGGAGAGGATGGTCCTAAGTTTGGAGTTGCCGGAGTTTCTGATACTGAAGAAGCCACAGTTTACACCTGGGTGAAACTCAAGGATGGTCAGTGGCGTTGGCATCAAGAGGTAGATGGAAAGATCCTGCCTGGCTCAGAATCAAACTCACCAAAGAATATCAACCCCTGGCTCCCGCTTCGCTTCAACGTTGTTGATGGAGAAGACTATGGTCGCGGGCGTGTTGAAGAGTTCCTTGGAGATCTGAGAAGCCTCGAAGGATTGATGCAGAGCATGGTTGAGGGTAGTGCAGCAGCCGCTAAGGTTGTGTTCCTAGTCTCTCCATCAGCTACTACCAAGCCTCAAAGCCTTGCACGTGCCTCCAACGGTGCCATCATTCAAGGTCGCCCCGATGATGTGGGAGTTGTCCAGGTCGGTAAGACTGCTGACTTCCGTACTGTCCAGGAGATGATTCAGAACCTCACTCAACGCCTGAGTGATGCGTTCCTGATCTTGAATGTTCGCCAAAGTGAGCGGACTACGGCAATGGAAGTCCAGGCTGTACAGCAGGAGCTCAATGAGCAGTTGGGAGGGATCTTTGGAAACCTCACAACTGAGCTGCTCCAGCCCTACCTGAACCGCAAACTATTCCTCTTGACCAGGAACAAAGCCATCCCCCAATTGCCTAAGGGACTTGTCCTGCCCACAGTGGTGGCTGGCCTAAATGGGATTGGACGTGGACAGGACAGAGCTGCATTGCTGGAGTTCCTAACCACGGTTGGACAAGCTATGGGCCCAGAAGCCTTAGCTGTCTATGTCAACCCCACCGAAATCCTTAAACGTCTTGCCGCTGCAAGTGGCATCGACTCTCTGGGCCTGATCAAAACTCCAGAGCAGATGGATGCAGAGAAGCAGGAAGCACAGCAGCAGGCCATGCAGGCCCAGGTAATGGGTCAGATGGGTCAGCTTGCCAAATCACCGATAGCAGAACAACTAATCAATGCCCAACAGCAACAACAGCCAGAACCAGCAGCGCCGTCGGGCCCGCCAGTCTGACGGTAAGTACCTTGGCGAAAACCCAGCAACCCCAGATCTCAACATTGCCTGGGAGCCTACTGAGGTTGAGCCTGTGATCAAGGAAGCTGGCAAGTATGCAATTAAACCGCAAGTAACCGGATCGAGCCAAGCTCAGGAAGAAGCTGGTAAATACAGCAATAAGGACAGCCAAAAGCTTCGGCCTACATTCGGTTCCGTCTATTCCACCACCTACTAATATGGCAATCACCACATTCGATCCCTCAACTGACCAACCTGAACAGGCCCAACTGAGTGCAGAAGCAGAGGCCCTTGCACAAGGGGAGAAGATTGCACAAGCTCAAGAAGAGGATCGTCTTCGTAAGTACCAGCAATCCGACAATGAGAACGAGAACGTCTCACTCATCGCTGGAAAGTTCAAATCACAAGAGGAGCTTCTGAAGGCCTACAAGGAGCTTGAATCCAAATTAGGCAAGAAGAGTCAAGACGATGATGAAGACGCCTCAGAGGAGCCCACAGAGGCCACTCAGAGCGATTCTGAACAGGCAGAGGATGTAGAGGAGCAGCCAGTCTCTGAAGCAGTTGACTACATGTCACAGCTTGGGGAGGAGTATGCCAAGACTGGAACCATCTCTGATGAAGCCATCGAGCGTCTCAGCCAGATGGATCAGAAGGAGCTGATTCAGTCCTATCTCCAATACTATCAAAAGTCGGCGGCCCAGAGCCAACAGGTTCAGCTCCAAGCGGAGCAGATCAATGCCATCAAAGAATCCGTTGGTGGTGATGCTGCCTATGGGGAGATGATGACTTGGGCTGCCCAGAACCTGTCTCCTGAAGAGATCAATGATTACAACACGGTCACGGGTAGTGGTAACCCCGTAGCCATTCGCTTTGCTGTACAGGCCCTCCAGGCCCGCTATCAGCGAGATGAGGGCTACGAGGCCCCCCTGGTAACTGGCAAGAAGGCTGATACAGGCCTGAAGCCCTATCGCAGTCAAGCCGAGCTTGCTCGTGATATTGCTAATCCCCTCTACCACGCTGATCCGGCTTTCCGGGCTGATGTGGAAGAGCGTCTGGCTAGGAGCACAAATCTTCTTTGATTTGTTGGGGGGTGCAACTCCCCCCTCAGACATTGCCCGCGACCGTGGCATTAAAACGGCGAACCTTTGCAAAGGAAAACCTAGGTCTATATCAAGAAGACGAAGTAGGAGAAAGCCCCTTACGAGGGACAACTTTCAAACCGAAAAGGATTCGATCTAAAAGACCGAACAATTCTTTCTCCTTAACTTCTAAAAACAATGACTAACATCGCTAACATTAGCCGCCCCAATGCGGTTAATGGAAGCCAGTCGAACGCCTACGCTGATAAGTACTCGACAGCTCTGAAGCTGTTTAGTGGCGAAGTGTTCACGGCTTTCAACAACGCTTCTATCTTCAAAGGTCTGGTCCGTAGCTACACCCTCCGTGGTGGTAAGAGCAAGCAGTTCCTGCTGACCGGCAAACTTGCCGCTGGGTATCACACCCCCGGCACCCCCATCCTGGGTGATACCGCTCTGAAGGCCAACGAGAAGACCATCCTCATGGATGACCTTCTGGTTAGCAGCCAGTTCGTTTATGACCTGGATGAGGTTCTGAGTCAGTACTCCACCCGCTCCGAGATCTCGAAGCAGATTGGTGAGGCTCTGGCCAAGTTCTACGATGAGCGCATTGCTCGTGTTCTGGATATTGCTTCCCGTGAAGCTTCTGTGGTCACAGGTGAGCCTGGTGGCTTTGAAGTGAAGCTGGGTGCTAATAACCACTACAACGCCCAAGCTCTCGTTGATGGCTTCTTTGAAGCTGCTGCTGTTCTGGATGAGCGCTCTGCCCCCCAAGAGGGTCGTGTTGCTGTGCTCAACCCCCGTCAGTACTACGCTCTGATTTCCTCTGTTGATACCAACATCCTGAACCGCGAGATCGGTAACACCCAGGGTGACATGAACAGTGGCAAGGGTCTGTACAGCATCGCTGGCATTCGGATCTACAAGAGCAACAACCTCCCCTTCATGGCTGCCTACAACACGGCTGTGACTGGTGAGAACAATGACTACACCGATGCCAACGCTACCTGCGCTGGTCTGGTGTTCCACCGTGAAGCTGCTGGTGTTGTGGAAGCTATTGCTCCCAGCATCGAAACCACTTCGGGTGATTTCCATGTCCAGTATCAGGGCGACCTGATCGTGGGCAAACTTGCTATGGGTGCTGGTTCGCTCCGCACGTCCGTGGCTGGTTCTCTGCAGGCCAAGGCCTGATATTGAGCCCCTGGGGTCTTCGGACCCCTCGGGGGCATACCATTCCCCTAGAAATCTAAATGGCGAAAGCAACAAAGCTTACAGCAATCAATACCATCATTTCCAACATTGGACAGTCCCCAATTACTACATTGGAGACAGGAAACCCATTGGTGGAAATGGCAGAGCAGGTTCTGGATGAAATCTCCAGAGCTGTTCAAGGTGAAGGATGGGTCTTCAACACTGAATACAGGTTCCCGTTCACTCCTGCCCCTGCTACGGGGTTCATCACAATTCCAGACAATGTTCTGGCGCTGGCAAACCCTCCATATGAAGGTAAGGCCACGATCAGAGGATCACGGCTCTACAACAAAGTAGACCACACATTCGTCTTCACTGGCCAACAAGAACTGGATGTTGTTTGGCTCTTTGAGTTTGAAGAGCTACCTGAAGCATTTAAGAACTACATCACCATCCGAGCTGCCAATGTCTTTGCTGGTAGATCAGTTGGTTCAGTAGAAGCAGTTAGGTTTGGCGAGAGAGAAGAGGTTATCGCCCGAGCAACGGCAATTGAGTACGACACCCAACAAGGTGACTACTCCGTATTCTCAGACATCAACAACAGGAATCCATTTTACAGCTACCGACCAGTAAACGCTCTCTATAGATACTAAATATGGCAGCAATCTCTCAACAAATCCCTAACCTTCTGGGGGGTGTCAGCCAGCAACCGGATCCACTCAAGCTGCCTGGTCAGGTCAGGGAGGCGGAGAATGTATTGCTGGATCCTACATTTGGATGTCGCAAGAGACCACCTACAAAATTTCTGGCAAGACTAGCGACTGATATTCCAAAGACCGCAAAATGGTTTCCCATCTTTAGGGACAAGAACGAACGCTATGTTGCTTGTGTTTACAAGAATGCCAGCAACAACACAATACTCAGGGTGTGGGAAGCAGATACAGGTGCAGAGCGTACAGTCACAATGCTTGGGGACTCCGCTCAATATCTAACAGTATCTGACGTAGCCAACCTTAAAGAGCTGAGCATTAATGATTACACCCTTCTATGTAATTCAGAAAAAAGGGTGTCCATGTCTGCGGATAAATCAGCAACACAAACACAAGAAGCATTAGTCGTAGTAAACCAAGTTGCATATAATACAACTTATGCTGTAGATTTTTTGAGAGATGGACAGGCGCAGTCTCAACAAAAAGTCTACAGAGCCTCAAAACTTACAATATCACCAGGTGGCTTTGAGGATGAAGCCAATGGAAATTGTAGTGCTGCTGGTACGCAAAGCTATAGTGAAACAAGTGGAGCTAAAACTGGACTGGGTTTTACTGTAACAACAAGCTGCAACCCAACACTGGTAACAACCCAAGTACCTGGATCTACCTACCCAACAGGGTTGACATGGGCAAGTGACAGTATAGGGATATACTTTACATATCAAATGCAGGCTTACTTTACTTACAAAGTAGGCTCTGCAAACAACTTTCCTGTTGGTTCATACAAATATGCCACTTTTACTCAATCAAAACCACAGGGAAATATAACAGTTAGGATTGAAGTAATTGTAGACAACGACCCTGAAACAGGGAACAAGAGATTTGTCTTCTCAAGCGCTTCAATTACAAATTACACAATAACTGGTAATCCGAAGTGGAGCGTAAATGATGATGCCTTGGAAGTCATTACTCTGCCTTCGAATCTTGAAAGGTATCCGGGCGGACAGATTTTCCCAGCAGGGAGTACTGTAGGGATGAGATTCCTAATCTCTTCAGTTCAAACAGCACCAAGCACTCCAAACTATACATACAAGTCTGTATATACAACAAGGGTAACACTGAACAACGGTGGTCAGAATTGGAGGCGTGGAGACTCAGTGACCGTCACAATGCTAGGCAGACAATACACGGTTACTGTAGAAGAAGAAACCTTCAGTTTTAGCTATGCATCAGAAAGTCAAGTATCATTTACGACGCCACTAGATCAGACAACGGGCACTCTTAACATTGGGGCAATTACCTCAAACCTAACAGCATCCATAAATGCACTAGGTTCATACCAGGCAACGCCTGTTGGTAATGTCATTTATATCAAGAGAACGGACTCTAGAGAATTTAACATTCAAACAAGGGGTGGCACCGCAAATAATGCTCTATACGGCATCAAAGGGTCAGTAAATGATGTGTCACTTCTACCCAGTCAATGCATTCCTGGAATGGTGTTGATGGTGAGGAACACAGCCAACTCAGATGCAGATGACTACTACGTAAAATTTGTATCTGGGAGTGGAGATATTCCAGGTAATGGTAGCTGGGAGGAGACCGTTAAACCTGGGATATTGACAGACCTAAACACCTCTACAATGCCTCACGCATTAATTAGGGAATCGAACGGCGCCTTCACAGTGCGTCCTCTAAGTAGGACATACAATGATAAATTGTATTGGGCTCCACGGGAGATTGGTGATGATACAACAAATCCTACACCATCATTTGTAGGCGGAACAATCACAGACATGTTCTTCTTTATGAATAGACTGGGGTTGTTATCTGCAGATTCTGTTGTATTAAGTCAGCCGGGAGATTATTTTAACTTCTTTGTAGGCAGTGCAATTGCAGTGTCAGATGCTGACCCTATTGACATGACTGCATCATCAACCAAGCCTGCTCAGCTCAAAGCTGCTATAGGAACACCTAAAGGACTTCTTCTCTTTGCTGAGAACAGCCAGTTCCTCTTGGCTACATCGGAGGCTGCCTTTGGTCCTGCAACAGTCAAGATGACTGAGCTGTCCAACTATGCCTATACATCCAATGTTCACCCGCTGGAAACAGGGGTATCCATCCTCTTCAGTACTGAAGCCGATACCTACAGCAAGGTGTTTGAGATGGCTGTGGACTCTATTGACAACAGGCCCCTGGTTGCTGAGAACACCCGGATTGTACCTGAGTACATTCCCCCTGATCTGACATTTGCCACGTCTAGCCCCAACAACAGCTTTGTGGCTTATGGCAATGACACAGAGAACCTTTGGATCTTCAAATTCTTCAACACAGGCAACGAGCGTAGCCTTGCTGGGTGGTCAAAGTGGGTACTCCCTTGCCCTGTCAGGCTGTTCAGCTTTGCTCATGACAGTGGGTATTTTGTCCTTGACAACGGGACTGCCTATGTGCTGGCAAAGCTGGAGATGATCGATGACCCAGAGACCTCTCCAATCAGTGCATATGGGAGCAAGTTTGTCCCCAGGCTGGACTTCTACCTGTACAAGTCAGAAACCACTAGGACCAATCAGCAGAATGGCACTACCATCATCCGTTTCCCTGCTGGCAGCTATGTAGCAGAGGCTCAGCCCTGTCTGATCTTGACGAAGGAGGGAACCTCAACAGCGTTTTTTAACCTGCCAATTCAGCAAGACAATACTGGTTACTACATCACAGCAGACACTGAGATTGCCAACGAGGATTACATCCTTGGTCTGGTCTACGACATGAAGATCCAGCTACCTAGCTTCTGGCTGACTGTGGACAAGAAAGCTGACAGGAAAAACATCCCTATGGTAGAGACTGTTTATCTCGATCTCTACTACTCAGGCCGTTACAACGTAACTGTAGAGAAGCTGGGATATAGCCCGATCAGTGTTGATCTGGATGTAACACCAGCCGACATCTACAAGGCAAACAGTGCTGCTGTACAGGACGTAACTACCAAGGAAGTTCCAATCTTCAGTAGGGGGGACTTTGCAACGGTCACGATCAATGCCCCTGACCCTCTGCCTGCTTCAATTACCAGCTATAGCTGGGAAGGGCATTACAGCACAAGGGGCATCAACCTTATTCGATAGAGAATGAAGTATTACCGTCAAGCCACAATTCAAGATGGCCTGATGGTTGCCAGAAATCTCCGCATAGAAGATAGGCAGGAAGTGGAGGGGTTGGGTCACTCCCCCCTCCATATTCCTGTAGGTATTGTCACCAGTGAACAAGCGATTAGCTTCCACAACGAACATGGAGACCTAGCTGGTGTTGCTGGGATAGTGCGTCTGGACAACCAAGTAGGTCAAATCTGGATGCTTTGTACACCAGTGATCCAAGAGGGCCCACAGAGGTTTGTTCGTGGGGCAAAGCGCTGGTTAAACGAAGTAGAGAAAGAGTATGCGCTGCTGTGGAATCTGGCAGACGCAAGAAACCATATGCATCACAAACTTCTCAAGCTACTAGGGTTTCAAGCCCTACAAACGGTCCATGTTGGGCCAAAGAATCTTCCATATTATGAGATTGTAAAACTATGTGCTTCATAGAAGCAGGGGCTTCAGCCGCAGCAATAGCCAATGCGAGCCTTGCAATATCTGCGGTTAGTACGGTTGCGAGCATAAGCATGGGCATTATGTCCGCTCAAATGCAGGCTCAACAGGCCCAGGCCCAACTGAACTATCAAGCTAGGGCCCAGCAACAACAAATGGAGCAGCAACGTCAGCAGATGCTCCAACAACAGCAACAGCAGTATCAAGGCCTGGAGCTACAGCAAAGGCAAAACCAGCAGAACTACAACCTGCAGGTTGAGCAAGCTAATGCTCAAATGGTCAATCAATACAATCAGGCCAGGCAGCAGGTACTAAATGAGCGCTCCACAATCATGGCTCGAAATGCTGCTGATCGGCTGACCTATCAGAGAACCTTTGAAGAGGCACAGGCTCAGATTGGCAACAACAACGAAGCAGCCAACAAGGTTTACGTAGCAGAGCAAACAAAGCTCAACGAAGCACGTAAACAGGCAGCCTTTGAGCAGCAAGCAATCTTGGCTAAGTCTATCGGCAATGCGGGGAATGTACTTGCTGCTGGACGGACTGGTCAATCCATTGGCCTTCTGCTCAATGATGTGGAACGTCAGAAGGGCTTTGCCTTGGCTCAGGATGCTGCAAGCTTTGACTCAAAGCGGGATGCAGCACTCATCTCGATGGATACTGGTTGGCTTCAAGCGAAGAGCCAGAACAACAGGGCTATCAGTGGTATTGCCTGGAATCCGTCTAACCCTTACCTACCTGAATTCCCCGATATCCCTACCTTCATTGGTGGGATTGGGATAGAAGCAAATAATCCTAGTAGGCGCTCCTAATGTCTAGAATTTACCAATCACAACAGGCAGAGACGCGCTACCAAGGATCTGCCAGGTCAGCAGACTTTGTGCCAGAGCAAGTCGTAAGCTCTGAACAGAAACTACGTCAATACAAAGAGGCTACGATCCAAGACGCAGAAACGATGGGTAGAGAGATCTCCCGTCAAATGCAACTGGATCAGGCAGCTCTTGGCTACCAACAGGAAGCAGCTCGTGGAAGGCTTGGGCTCCAAAACTTTGGAGAACGAGCTGTACTTGGGATGCAGCAGCAATACGACAGCAACAGCCTTAGGCAACAACAGTCGTATGAGGCCTCTAGGACCGCCCTGGAGGGCGCTCACATGAGGGCTGGACAGGCTGTAGCCAATGCAAACTTACAGGCCACTCAGACGGCCATACAGGGGCTTCTGAGCCTCTCATCAACAGCCCTCAAGTTCCAAGAACAGAGACTAGCTAGACAGGAACAAATCAAGCAAGAAAACGCTGTACTTGACAGCCTTGGACTTGGGAGTCTTGAAGAGCTTGGACAAGTCCAGCCAGCAGAGCAGGTAGAGCAAGCAAAGATCAAAGATACAGTCATCAAGTCTGAATCGACAGCCCTTAATAAGGCAGCAGACACTCTGACTGGATCAAATGATCCTATTGACCTCAACGCTGAGACTAAGCTGCGTCAAGGTACTACCTGGAACCAGCTCAGCTCTATCAGGGGAAATGCCTATGCAGCAAGGGCAATGTTCCCAATTGCATTGGCTGAAGCTACAGCTAATGGTGCAATAAGACCAGGTGCTCAAGGGTATGAGGATGCAAGACAGTTCACAAGGGACTTTGCCAAAAAAGCTGGTCTGATTGGGGCAGACAAGAGCGTTCTTGCAAGTGTCTTTGCTCCTACAGCTTTAGCGGCCATCCAAAACACTGTGATGGCTGCTACACAACAAGAAGCCAAACAAGTCCGAGAGGCCAACATTGCACGAGTCCAGGCAGCGACCTCAGAGCTTGCTGATGGTACCTCTGCTTCGAGTGTTGGTGCTGATTGGCAAAAGGCTGCTGATGAGCACGCACATGGAAACATTGGCTTCAATGGTCAGTACAGCTCTGCCCTTAACTACCAGGTAACAGAAGAGTTTCTGAAGAACCTGGCTGAAAACAAGAAAGTTGATGCAATTCAAGCCCTCCGAGAGCATGAGGTAGTCCCCGGTAATAAGGGCACAAAGCTCGGAAAGCAGTTTGACCACCTCTTTGACAAGTATGAAAAAGAGGCAAGAGTTGCTGCCATTCAGGAGTTTAACCTTCAGCAAACAGAGCAGAACATTGCCCTCAAACAAGCTGTTCAGTTCTACTATGACAATCCTTCTCCTGAGAACCGTCAGCAGGCCATTGACCAGCTCAGGGCTATCGGTTCTGAAGATGCGCTATCTGAAGCAAGCAAGCTGGCTCAGTTTGGATTGAACTACGACCCTCAAAAGAAGTTTGACCTTCTGGAGATGGAGCAGCGTGGTGTTGAGATCCCAGAGTCAACCCTTAGGTCTCTCCTGAGCAAAGGAACGATCAACGAGGCTGAATACAAACAGTTCAGCAAAGCGGGACCAGAGAAGGCTGCCATCAAGAACGTTGATGACTACATCAAGAAGATTGACAGTGGCCTGAAGGCTTCCATGCAAGGCACGGCTGGTGCTCAAGACCTTACCCCAGATGTCAGAGCAGAGCTCAACATTAGACATCGAGCAATGGTAGAGGAACTTCGTAGTCTTGTTGAAGCAGAGGTCAAGGTTAATCCTGGTATTGCAAACAGCCCAACAGAACTGGCAAGGGTCATTGAGGCTAAGACCCAATACCTGCTTAGCCAACCACGCTACAAGCTCGACAACAACGGTGGTGGAGGTTGGAAGTTTGGGGCAAGTATAGATGCTCAGCCAAGGGTTAGAATTGCAACTGTTGGCCCCGGAATTCAGGACTTCAAACAAATAACCCCAGAGGAGGCGTTTGGAGAGTTAAATATTCCAAGGTCAGAAATGGATCCAACAAAAGACGTGTTTCTGTCAGTGCCTGATCTTAGAGCCGAAGTTACAAAATATACAGAGGGGAAAGAGGTTTCTAACAAAACAAGGCTCTGGGCAAGGAAACTTGGACTCAGTACTCCTGCATTCCTCGAAGCTCAGCTAGGGGTACGAGGCCTACCAAGCCTCAGGGCTCTCACGAGCGGAACGCCAATGGAAGTCATCGACATCAAAGATGCTTCTGCTGGTTACCGACACCTCAAGTCAATGGGATTTCCTACCAAAGGTGCTGCGTATATCGCTGGCAACATCCAACAAGAAAGCGGATGGCATGGACTGCGTGAATGGGGTGAAGTAGCAGGGGATGGAACGAATAGGAACGGGGGCCTTATTTCGTGGGCTTCATGGGCAAATAATCCGGCTCGACTAGGAGCTATTGAGCGTCACTTTGGGAAGCCTATTAAACAGATCCCAGAGACTGATCAGCTCGCCTATATGAAGCTAGAGATGCAAAGGAGAAACCCTCAAGCCTATCGAGTATTCATGAACCCGAACGCTACCGATAACCAATTGCGCTGGGCTTCCTATCAGTACTGGGGCTATGGCCACGAAGGTGGTCGTTATGCATACGCTCAGAATCTACTCAAATACGGTCGAATTTAACCAACCCTGAGGATGCGTCTGGCGGGGTATTTACCTCCATAGGATGGAATGTCTGACTACATTGATAAAGTATTTAAGTCCGTAGACTCCTCACAGCTTGATCTTGATGTGTCAAGAGACGAGCTATTGGGGGGCCTTCAGGATCAACCACAACAACAACAACAGGCTGATCAGCAACAAGTAGCCCAAGCGCCTCGGAGAAATCAGGTAAGGCGTGATGGTATTCAACAGTATGGTCCTGCAAGAAACAACCCTCTTCAAGGTATTGGTAAGTGGGTCGAAGAGAACATCTACATCCCTGCTGCTGATGCCATTGACAATACGTTCCAGGGCAATCAAAAGACACCAGATCAGATTGCCAGGGAGAGAGCGAACCAAAGGACAACGTTCGAGGAGAGTATTCAACGGCAAAGGGATCTAACAAGAAACGACCCTACTGCTGAAGTAATAAGGAGCGTGAGTGGTGGTGTTCGTGGTGCTGCTGCAAGCGTGCTCAATTTTGGTGAGCTAGTCGGAGATACAGTTAGGTTTGGTGCCTCATTAGGGAACGTCAAAGACACAGAGAATCCAATAAAGAACAAATACGAGTGGGCTCTTTGGGACCTAGGACGTGATGAATTTGGGGCTCAAACGGGAGTGGGAAAGGTTGCTCAGGGATTCCTTGAATTTGGAGTTCTGATGCTTGCAACTGGTGGCTTTGGTGGACTTCCTGCTGCTGGTGCAAAGTTTGCTGCTGCTGGTAGTACCGCTGCAAAACTCGGCGTACTTGCTCAAGCTGGAGCTCGTGGAGCTGTCTCGGGCCTCCCAGCAGATCTGATCTCAGCAACACGTGGGGAGGGGAATCTCTCGACACTGATCAAAGAGAACGCCCCTGATTGGTACCCAAGTTGGCTCACCGCCCTGGCTGTTGACGAGGATGACAGTCCGTGGGAAGCAGCTCTTAAGACTGGCCTTGAAGGTATGGGCCTGGGCTTTGCCGCTGATGCAGCAGGTGCATATCTGGCTGGTGTACGAGCCCTTCGCAGGGCTACGAAAGCTGGCGTCCCTGAAGAGCAAGCTGCCCAACAGGCAGTCAAGGAGGTTCAGGACATTCTGAATAACTCCCAGAGAGCTTCTTCAGCAACAGTCACTTCCACTAGGCCAAATCTGACACCTGAGCAGTACGTACAAGAGCTAGAGGCTGCAAAGGCTTCGGACCCCTCAACGTACTGGTCAGTTGACTCGGTAGACATTGCCAAAGCAACTGAAGGCCGAATTATCACCGTCGAAGGTGGTGGTGGTCTCGTTGGACCTGATGGAGACATCAAAGGTGTGTACAAGGTCCCAGGCGGGCCCAGTGGTGTTGGTGATGCAGTGATCCAGGAGGCGATTCGTCAAGGTGGGATCAAGCTCGACAACTTTGATCTTCCAAACCTCCGCAAGATATACGAACGGAATGGCTTTCGTGTAGTAGGCCAGGTACCCTTTGATCCTCAATATGCCCCTCCTGGGTGGGATGAAGCTCTTCATGGGAAGCCGCCTGT